GTAATGTTTTAGTTCATATGACATTGTACGACTCGTATGTATTTGTATTTTTAAAATTATCTGATGGAGTAGTCCATCTTAAATTAGAAGATTTTGCATTTTGTCTATCCCTATCAATATGGTCTATATCACCATGAGTAAAGTAGAAATCAAACCTTTCTTTATACATAAATTGTTCCCATATGTCTTTTCTCAAAAATGATGGACACGGAAAATCTAAATGAGTTAGTGCAACTGCTCTGTGGACATAAGTATTTTTTCTTACACCATCAATATTAAAAGAAAATGATGGATACTCTTTTCTTGGATATAATTTTAATTGATTAAGTCTATCTCTATTAAATACTCTCCCATAATTACTAATAAGATAATTAGGTTTTAATGGGTAAGGTTTCCATAACTCTTTCATTTGAATTGCACCTGTGACATAACCTCAATCATAAACGCTTGCATGTTTATGTCTTGGTCTGCAACAAATGCTGATTTGTATTGATAGTCTGCAACTGCCATAACCATGTGTGGAATGGTACTTGGTGCGATAACATCATACAGTGTATCGTAAATCTTACGAAATATTTGGGCAGGGTCGTTGTCTAGATTGTTTGCAATCCAAGTCCGAATACCTTTAAAGTCTTTCGCCTTGAGAAGTGGAATCAAGTCCTTCATATTCGATTCTAAGATGTTAACAAGTATACCACTGTCAATCATACCAGAAGCAGAATATCTTTGCAATTCGTTTAGAACCCTACGCCAATCTGGAAAATGAGTCATCACCAGTTGTTGTACAACCTTAGGCTGATACTCAATGTTCTGTTCTGCAAGAATGTTTTGCACACGTTTGTAGAACTCTCCAGCAAGTTTAGGTTTGTCTGACTTGGGTATCTTAAATACCACACCAGAACACCGACTATGCAAAGGTTCGATAATTCGGTTCTTGAAGTTACAAGTAAGGATGAATCCACAGTTGTTGTGGAACTCCTCAATAAACCCACGCAATGCTGGTTGTGTGGATTGTGGATTGAGATAGTCTGCCTCATCAAGAATTACAAACTTACGATTACCATCCATAGAGACAGTACTTGCAAAGTTCTTAATCTTGTTTCGCAATACATCAATGCCTGATTCTTCAGAACCATTAATCAACATATAGGTTGCACCGATTTCTTCAAGCATTGCTTTTGCAACAGTTGTCTTACCGACACCAGCCCCACCAGACAGTAGTAGATTTGGAATCTGTTTATTATCTACAAACTGTTGGAAGGTTTTCTTCAAGTCTTCAGTAAGAACACACTCACTGATTGTTTTCGGGCGGTATTTCTCCACCCATAGATTCACATCATTCATTATATAATATACCTATTCAGTTTAGGAAGCTTCTAGAGCAATAAAGTATTCAATCGGTTTTGTCATGTTAGTGAAACGTGATATACCTTTCGAAGAAACTTCGACTTTGTAATCACCAGAAAGTAGTTTAAGATTCTCTACCTTAAAGTAGTGAGTAAAATCAGCAGCAGGTGAGTTCTCACCAACCTTAATTGCAAAGTCGTTTGAAGTTTCATTCTTACGATCTGTTACAGTTAGATTGATATCACCACCAGCAACACCCTTTAATACTACATCAGGTACACCAAGTACAGCAGATGCCTTTTGGATTTGATTGAAGGTATCTTGTGTAAAGACAAACTCCACATCAACAGATGGCATTTGGATTTCAGTTTTTGGTGTTGTTACAACAGATGGGTCACTGAAGAAGTAATTCAATGAACTACCACCACCCTCTTCATTCAATTTTACAGACTGTGCTGCGAAATCCAGTGTTGGACTTTTGAATAATGAAAGTGCAGACAAGAATTCATTCAAGTCATAGATTGCAAATTCATCAGAAAAAGTATCTGGAATAGTTGCCTTAGCCACAATGTTTCTCATTGCAGACATAGTGTTAATCGTGTTACCAGATTTCACTAGAAGGTTTTGGTTAATGGTTGAAAAGTTCTTTAGAACGTCCCGTGTTTCACTGCTTAACTGCATCATAATTTATTCTCCGTTGTGTCGTGATTATGTAGTGCCATTATACCATAATGGATCACCTTTAGCAAGTCATTTCTGTTCTTGCCTTCTTTCTTTCCGTATCGTTGTGCATACTTGAGTATGTTACCGATACAAAATCCTTCGCCATGTCCAGAATCTATTATAAATTCTGTGGCTTGAAATTTGTTGTGGGAGTAGTGGGAGTCGTAAGTTTTATCTATGTACTCTGCGATATCCAGAAGTATTTTATCTTCTGAATATTTGTATTCAGTAGTTTTAATTGGGTATATTTTCAAATCATTCATCCTATATTCAATTGGTACACATATTATAACATAAAAGAACGCCCCTGTCAAGAGGCGTTCATCACTTTATTGCATTATTTAATTTTGATGGTGCGAGGCTTCTTGTCTTCTGGGACAATTCTTTCCATATGTATAGTTAACATACCATCTGCCATAGATGCATCTTTAACTAACATATCTTCGGATAGTGTGAATCCACGCCTGAAGTGTCGTGCTGAGATACCTTTGTGTAGATATTCTTTCTCAGAGACTTCTGATGTTTTGAGATCAATTGATTCGATTGATAACTTATCTTCTACCATTCGAATTTCAATATCGTCCTTTTTAAAACCAGCCACAGCAAGTTCAATAATGTATTCGGTATCAGATACCTTAATAACATTGTATGGTGGATACTTTGGTTGTGGTTCAAAAAGTGATGGTGCGGTTAAACTGTCGAACATTCTATCAAAACCGATAGAGTAAGTGTTGATTCTAGAAGGGTCTAGACCAGACATTATTTGCTTTTGCATTTGATTTCTCCTATTAAGCAAGATTATTGTTACGATACCCGTAAAACGGCATATCAACACTATTTATAAGAACTAGAAAGAGGTTTTTCAACCTCTTCATAATTTATTTGTTATGCAGTCTCAGCATACTCAATTGCTTTATCTAAAGCAGTTAACTTAACCTTGCGGTTACGTCCATACCATGCAGACTGTAAACGTCCGTCATTAGAACGACCTTGTAGGTGGTCAGTCATGTTTGTGACTGAGTTGAATGCAGTCCACCAAGAACCTTGGGCGAACTCTGCGCCAGGCTGAACATCTAAGTTTTCAAAGGCAAGTTTTGCATTACGAGAAGTGAAAGGAACCTTACCATTCTCAACCTTAGCAGGAGCACCAAATACTTCATTAAAGTACTGAGTTACATTCTCTGCGGTGTATCGTTTTCCACCAAGAAATGCAGCCATTGACTTGTATTGTTGCATCTTCTCACGAGCAATACCCATCTGATCTTTAACTTCAGAAGCATCAAACGCCTTGCGGTGGTTTACAGTTACCATCTTATCTGAATTTTGTGATAGAGAAAGAGTAAGAGTGTTATTACATACAACACGAATTGGTGTCATACGAATGTTAAGTGCCTTACCGAATTGATGTGGGTTTGTAAATAAGAAGTAGTTTTCAGTAACATCACCCTTAAACAATTCAAAAGACTCTTTAGTCTTGGCAAGTGCCCAAACCATTTGTCCATCTTTGAGTGAACCAGCAGTGTGCATTTCCATATCACCTGCCATTACATACTCATGGAAGAATTCAAATGCTTCTGAGTTTTGTACTGGATTCCAACCTGTACCGACAACATCTAATACTGAGTTGTCTGAAGTGCGAACTAACGCCTGTTTGTTTTTAATTGGAACACCTTGTGCAGTGACAAGTGGTTGCTTTTCAACACTCCAATCAAGTCCTGCTACCTTTTGAAACTGGTCAGGAGTCAACTCCTGTTCTACTTTAGTTCCTAGTCCATGCCAAGGAAGTTCCCCAACATAGGCCATTTGAGCTTGTCCTGCAATCATTTCTATTTCGTGTGACATAATATTTTCCCGTTTGTTTTTTACTTTAGTATAACCATTATACATGTTTTGACAACAATTGTCAAGATGTTTTCAAAACTAAATTAGACTTTTATATACTGTCCACTTCGTTCTTTTCATCTTATGTAACCATTATACCATTGTTTTTACAACAAGTCAAGATGTTTTCAAAACTTTTTTAGTTATTGAGCCCCCACATCAGCTGAACGCACACGAACTAAATGTGTAATATCTGAAGGATCAGTACGCACCATTGGTTCGCATTGTTCAATCACTCCACCCTTATCAAGAAATTCTTGAATTAATTCTTCTGGTGTATTAACTTCTCTAGTCATCTTCATCTTCTCCTTGAGTTTCTAGCAAGTCTTTTAACTTGTATATAATTTCTTCGACAGTACTTAAATCTTTTTCGTTTTCTGTGTCTATTTCTACTTCTATTTTAATTTTCATTGTTTAAACTTTATGTCACCAAATGTGAGAAATTCTTTTCTTTCTTGAACTGGACAACACTTCTAAACTTATCAAACAGCATGTCCTGTTTATGTGATATAACAAACACGTTCTGGTCTGAGAACGTATCTAGGATTTTAAGGAAGTCATCTGTACCAGAACCATCCAAAGAAGAATCAAAGATTTCATCTAGGATTAGTAGGTTTGTGTTGGTAGAGTTCTTCATCTTGGCAATGGCACGCCATGTGAATAGTAGAGCCAAGTCAATACGCATCTTCTCACCTTCAGAGAATGATGCATAGGAAAACTCATCACGGAATCGTGACTTGATTGTTTCGTTGAAGTTCTCATCTAGGTTAAACTGTACATAGAAGTCCATCGAACTGAGATAGGTATTCACTAACTTGTTCATAATTGGCAAGTACTGTTTCACTATCTTAGTCTTGATACCACTATCCTGTAGTAGATTACGAGCAACATCTACATAGAACTTGTCTTCGTTTAACTTAGACTTCCGTTCTTCAATAAGGGAAATCTTACCCTTCAGTTCAGCCAACTTGTTCTTATCATCATCAGACACAGAACCTTGTGTATAGGTTTCGATATCCTTCTCTAACTTAACATTGAACTTCTCCAACTCGCTGATAGAAGAACGTATCTTTGCAATCTCTACATCATGTCTGCGAAGTGTAGTAAGATTGTCCTTAATTACATTCAGTCGTTCTTGTTCGTCATTCTCCATTCTATTAGCATCAGCAATCGCATTATCAAGTTCTTCAACTTTAGAGTTCCTTGCATTAATCTGCGTCTGTTTTGTTGCATCAGTGATATCCTGTTCGCATGTTGGACACTCTGCATTACTCTGGAAAAAGTTAATTTGACGTTCATGTTCGCCTCGTTTATTAGACAATGCAGCTTCTGTTCTACTGAGTTTTCTAATCTTTTCTTCTAACCTAATCTTCTGTTCACTATCAAACGATAACGCCTCTTTCGCATTATCCAAAGATACAATTTGTCCTTGTTTGGTTTGGATGGAAGAATCATTTGAGGAAACCTTAGATTTACTCTCTTCAATGATTGAAGATTTGTTCTCTATAACATCCTTAATGAATCTTTCTTGCAGTGATGCCTTCTCTCTTGTAAGTTCATATGTCTGTTCAGTGTTCCGAATATCCTCGTTAAGTTCTTTTGTTTGACTCTTCAATAGGAAGTTCATCAATGAGAAAATCTTAATGTCTAGGATATCCTCTACAACCTCACGGCGGGCCTTTGTTGTAAGTTGCATGAATGGTACAAAGGTAGAGGAACCTAGTATAACAACCTGTGTGAAAGAACGATAGTTCAATCCCATAATCTGTTGTTCTAGATACTTCTGATAGTCTCTGGCGTTTGCGTCTTGGTTAATCATTTTACCATTAACCCAAACCTCAAATATATTCGGTTTAATACCCCGAATAACCTTAACCTCTTTACCACCTACATTGAATTCAACCTCAACAACAGCAGCACCATTATTCACAGTGTTGACAAGTTGTTTCTTGGATATATTTCTGAAGGGTTTATTAAAGAGTCCAAAACACAGAGCATCAAGAATGGTAGACTTTCCAGCACCATTCTCTCCAATAATCAAAGTGGACGAAGTTCTGTCCAGCTGTATTTCAGTCATATTATTGCCAGTCGAAAGTAAATTCTTCCAGCGTACATATTTAAAAGTAATCAAAGTTCTAAGTCACTCGCTTCTAAGTATAACGATTTCATCATTGAAGTCAATCTGACTTTATTCAAGTCCACATCCAACTCATCAATATATCGCTCCAACACTGTCATAGTGTCTTCTGCATTTTCAACAATAGCATCATCTACATTAGATGCATCCAATTCAGAGAAGTCTTCAACAATCTTCACCTCATGGGCGCCTGCATCCGACAACACTCTATCGACAAATCTATCGAACTGATAGATGTCTTTTTTATTAACAACTACTATTCTAACATACTTATCCCGTAATGTCAAGACATTGAAGTCAGAAAAATCTGTTATTGTATCATCGTAGTATACTTTTTCGAAGATTGTGTAAGGGTTGATTATACGTTCTAAATCCCTAGTGGTAGTATCAAATACATGGAATCCTTTAGGGCAACCATAGTCGGCCCAAGTCATTTGGTAAGTATTACCTAAGTAAAATACTTGTCCATCATCAGACTTCTTGTGGAAGTGTCCACTGAATACTGTATCGAATTTCTTTAGGAATCCTTTATCATACCCACCTTCTGCTTTGATACCAGAATGCATCTCGAAACCATTAATCTCTAAATGTCCAAGTGCAACTTGTGCTGGGGTATTTTTGATATGTTCCATTGTTTCTGCATAATTCTCTGGACAAATCCAAGGAATAAAACATATGGGAGTTCCATCAAACTCTACTGTAGCAGCTGATGGATATGTGTGGATGTTGGTGAATTTACCATTAATCAACTCTTCTAGGGAGTTAACTTCATTGGTGTTCTTATAGAAGGTATCGTGATTACCAACCAACATGTGGAGGGTAATACCTAAGTCCTCATGTTTTTGTAGGAACCTTTCACGAAAGTCTTTGGCAATCTTATAGGAGACAAACTTACGTCTGTCCATAACATCACCACCATGAATAACTGTGTCTATGCCAGACTTTTCTAGGTATGGGAAATACGTTTCTTCCCAAAATTTGTAGAAGTAGTCATTAAAAAAGAGATTGTCATTTCTAGCTCCAAAATGGGTATCAGTTATTAGTGCTATCTTCATTTATTTGTACATCCTTATCATCATAAAAATTCTCAAGACCTTTCGGTTCTTTCTTCACTTTCTTCTTTGGTTTATATACCGCTTCATCGGGTAAGAAGTTCTTCTGTAGATACTCTACATATCCAGCAGCTGCTGAATCACCATCCATCATCACATCAATATTCATATTAGAAATGATTTGGTGTTTTACATGTTGTTGCTTTTTCTCTTTTGCAATCCTTCTAAGAAATGCATAGTAAATAATTTGAGTAAAATATGCAAAAGGGTTTTTGGATTTCTCTGGATTGAAGTTACTACAGTATTGTAAACAGTTCTCTATTCCATCTGAAATCATTTCATCTCTATAGGTATAGTTGATGAAGTTTGGCCGATACGATAGATGATTTGCAATCTTTAAAAAACACTCACCTATGTAGTTGGTAACTGGCGGTTGTGGGTCGCCTAGTTCTTCAGCGTCTTTGCATTTGTCTTTCCACTCTGCCATTGCGGCAAGAAAGTCTGCATTGTTGACGTAGTGAACACCCTTTTTCTTTTTAGTCATTATAACTCCACATTCCGTTGCTTGTATTTTGCAACTATTCATATATTATACTTTAATTACACAGGTTTGTCAATAGATTAATTTATTTAACTTTATTTTGCAAAACCTATTGACAGAGTTTAGAATCCTTGTTATAATAGCTGTGTTAGAGAGAAAGTAGTTTAAATCTAATGTATTGTTTTAGACATTGGAGTATCAAACTGTTCCAATGCTTCTTCCATTGCAATCTCATCTAGATCATCATTAGTTGCTTCCATCCAGATAGAATCCTCATCAAACTCATTCTGCATCTTTGTAACACAATACTCGTAGAACTTAGATAGTCCTTCAGACGCACCACACATTAACATAACACTATTCTTATTAATACGGAATACTGATTCCTCAGAGAAGTGTATCCATCTCTTGAATGATATAGATTCTTCAACACCATGTCGTGTGTACACAGGCTCTGAAATAACTAGTAATGGATTCTCTATTTCGTATATCACAGACTCTTCTGCACTAGTAACCTTACACACTATCTCTTCGCCACTATTTAACTTTAAAATTATATTCTCTGCAATCATTTTACTTTTATCCTTGTAATTTCGTAGTCAAACTCTTCCTCTGCATATATATTTATACGTTCTTGAAAATGATTTATTGTGAAGTTGCGTTTAGACTTGTGTGAGAAGTCATCTGCAATATCAAAAAGAGTAGCACTATCCTTAGTCTCACTCTTACGCAATCCCCTACCGATACTTTGTAGAGTACGAACTCTAGATTTACTAGGACTAGAGAAGATAATATTGTGTAGATTACGAATGTTAATACCAGTAGAGAAAGTACCATAAGATGCAACAATGATAGCATCCTTCTCGTTCTCTGTAATCGCACGAATGTCTTCCCTAGTCTTAGTGTCTGTCCCACCATAAACGTAGAATACCCTTCTAGTGGTAGCCGATCGAATCATCTCATGTAAGATGTTTCCATGTTTCTCTACGAATTGGAACAATACTAGTGTATTACCTTTTAGAGTAAGTGTCAAGTCTTTTATGAACTTATTTCTCTTTGCGTGTGTTACTATGTAATCCATCTCATCTTGATAGTTCATACCCTTAACAATCTTACACTCTTCATCAGAGTAAGTCATAACCAAAGCTTTAATCTTAAATGAAGCAAGTGTCTTTGAATCAATCAACTTCTTTGTGGTTATAACTTTCTTCAGAGAACCAAACAGTCCTTCTAAAACTAAACGATGTGTTTGCATACCATCAAGTGTACCTGTCAAACCAAAACGATACTTACACTGATCTAGGTTAGTCAAGATAGAAGTCAAAGACTTTGCTTTAAATAGATGAGCTTCATCACCGATAACCAATCCAAAACAGTCAAAGTATGACTTGGGCATTTTATACAGTGATTGCCATGTGGATATAACTACAGGATGTGTAACCTCTCTGTCATGTCCACTATACACCTTCTGCATGTTACCTTCACTCCAGCCATAATCAACAAAGTCTGAGTACATCTGTTCGACTAATGATGTTGTAGGAACAAGTATTAGTGTCCTGTCCTGTGGCTGTTCTCTCATCAGTAACTTATAGTACCTGACAAGAATATAGATTATGAGTGACTTACCCGAAGCAGTAGGACTAAGCAACAAAGCACGATGTTTTCTAATGGCAAAATCCACGGCATCCACTTGGTAGTCGCGTGGCACAATAGGGTTTCCTCTAGCTTTAAGCTTAAGTCCAGTGATGAACCCATTGAGTATTTCTCTATCCAGTTGTTTTTCATCTTTTAACTCCTTGCTAATTTCATATGGTTCTTCCCAATCCTCTAACCATTTCTCTAGGTATCCTAGAAGTCCAAGGTAAAGTTCTCCCGTTTGTGGAGAATATAGTCTTATTTTTCCATCCCATATCCGATTGCGATATGCCGGCATAAACTTAGCGCCAGGCACTTCGAATGTGAAATGGTCTGATAACGAACGAGCAGTAGAGGGTTCAGCTGATACTTCTAAGTACACCTCATTCTTCTTTGTAACTTTTGTCACTTATACAACACCATCTACAAATTTACGCCACTCTATTGCGTTTTTGATTTCCCAATTACGAGTGCCGACTTGTTTCAGAATACGTTCACAAGTATCTTGACATACCTTGAAGTATTCTACTTTTTGTTTTGCTTTGATCAAGTCAATATCAGAATCCAGATATATGTGCAAGTCTGCTTTAAGTATTTTATGATCGAATGGGTTGTCACGATAAACTGAAGCGTCAGACTTACCTCCATAGTACTCCCATTTATTTCTATAGAGCACATGATACTCGCCCTGTTTTAAGAGAACTAGTTGTCTGAAGTTGTTGTATATGGTTAGGTATTTTTGGTGAAGTGATGCAGACTTCATAGACTCATCACCGAGTTCTAAGTTGTCCATC